CACGCCTGATGGTAAGAGATCTGGTGTGTACTTAATAGAAGCATGTAGACATATGATAAAAAACGATCAAGGCAAATTTAAATACGAATGCGTATTAAAGATTTTAAAAATTGCTAATAGAGATGGAATGACCCAGGTGCCAGTATGAGAACAATAAACAAATTATATTATGGTGATTCTTTTCGTTGGTTTATGGGTGTTGTTATTAATACAGCAGATCCTTTACAATTAGGAAGAGCTCAAGTTAGAATTTATGGAATACATCCTGAAAATATAGAAGACCTTCCTTCAGACTCATTGCCATGGGCTCAAGTTATGGTATCTCCTACCGAAGGAGGAAGTTCAGGTATTGGTAAAATGCCACAATTAATTGAAGGCGCAAGAGTTGTAGGCTTTTTCATGGACGGAGGATCATCTCAAATTCCTTTAATTATAGGAAGCGTTCCGTTTGTTGAAGATCCATCACCTCAGCAAATCCAGCAATTATCAAATGGAGATAACTCTTTACAAACATCAGCTAAAGGAATTAGCAATTTTATAACTGGTAAGACAAATGCAGAAAAAGCATTTAACTTCTTTATATCTACTAACTTCACTCCTGAACAATCAGCTGCAATGATTGCAGGATTGGTAGAACAATCAACAGCAAAGATGTCACCAACATTAGAAGTAGATGGTTCATTTGGAATAGCACAATGGCCAATCGTTGAGACTGAAGGAAACAGATACGAAGGTTTAATATATTTTGCAGGCAATAGAGGCATAAGCGAATTTTCAATTGAAGCACAATTACAATATGTTCTTTATGAATTGAGAACGTTTCCGTCCTTTGGACTCGGCCCACTTAAAAGAACTAAAACTTTGACTGCTGCTGTTGATGTATTTGCATCTAAATACATAACTTGGAACACATCAACTGATGCTCAGACTTTTGCTAGAAGAGAAAAATCTAAAGAGATATTTGAGAGGTTTACTAAATGATTACAACTTCAAGACTTAATGAAGCATTAGGCGAAATGAGAGTTGCGATTTCAACTCAATCGCAAGCGTATCAAGCAGCAGCAACAACTCTTAAAAATAGATTTGAAGCAACTACTAAAAGTAAATTAGGTAGAGACCTAAATGCAATTAATGGATTTAAACCAGTTTCTCAATCAGCAGATCATCCTACTGATTTAGCGCCAGGCGATGCTGTTTGTTTTATGACAAAAGATGTTCCAGGTTTAAGTGAATTAGTAGAAGATATGGTAACAGCTTCAGCAACAGCTGCACAAGAATTGGAAGCAATTGCTGGTACTGTTGAAGCTGGATCAAATGGATTCTTAAAAGAAGTTGCATGTTCTAATACACCAAGAGCAATTAAAGATTCTTTAGTAACAGTAACAACTAAAACCGCAGCTGAATTAAATGGTGTATTAAAAGAATTAACTAGTCCAGAATTTCAAGCTGAGCTTGCTAACACAATGACAAAAGGTCTTGAAGCTGCAAAGGCGATGGGGGAAGCATTAGAAGAAGATGCAGCATCATTCTTAAAAGCATTTAAATCTCAACTTGGAGCTGGAGCGCCAAATGTATTAGAAGCTGTCTCATTAAAGATTGATAAATCTGTTGTACGCGATTTAAGTAATATGGTGAATGGCGCATTATCACAACTTGATTTAGATAAATTAACAAATAAAATATCCTTAGATGATCTTACATCTAAAGCTGAAGTTGCAGCAACTATATCTTCTAGTTCAACATTAAGTTTTGCAGAAATCGAGGAAAGAGTTAACTCATTATCAACATCTGTAACTGCTGCTATTCAAAAGCCGGATCTTACAGATGATCTTGGTGGAGGTTTAGGACAAGAAGAAATAATTGGTGCAGGCCAAAATGCTTGGCAAGATGAAGAAACTGTAGTTGCATCTCCAGAAGAAATAAGAGCAACGCCTGAAGTTGTTGCGCAAAGATCAGTATCAACATCTGAAACAGAAGCAGCTCCTGCAGGTGAAGAAAAAATAACAAACTCAGAGAATGGTGCTACTACAGTTATAAAAAATGTTCCACCAAAGAAACCAAGTGCAGCTGCACAGAAGTATGGATTTACTTACATCACAAGTGAAGAAGAATTAGAAGCTGAATTAAGATCTGTCACACGTGAGATTACTGAAGTAGTTGTTCATTGGACAGGAACATTCTTAAATCAAGATATTGGCTCAGATGAAGTTCATGAATGGCATACTCAACGTGGATTCTCTGGATGTGGTTATCATTATGTTATTAGAAAAGATGGAAGAATTCAAAGAGGAAGACCAGTTAATAAAGTTGGAGCTCATGCAAAAGACAATGGACATAACAATAGAAGCATAGGTATTAGTTTTGCTGCTGGTTATAATTGTATGTCAGGAACTCGTGAAAGACATCACTATATAAATTCAGGATCTATTAACGAAAAACAATTTGCAGCCTTTGATCAATTCTTAGGAAACTTCTATAAAGTATATCCAGGAGCTCAAGCGTGGGGTCATATTGATACTGATGATAAGGGTAAGACAGATCCAGGATTTGATGTAGAAGAATACGTAATTAATAAGTTTGGTAAGAAGAATCAAAACTTTGGGCATGAACCACCATTGACACAATTACAAATAGCTAAAGGGATTCAGGTATGAGCACAGAAAATGATGAGTTAAGAGATCGCGAAGCAACCCTTGGAAAAGCTAAAGAAGAATCAAAAGGTATTTTCAGAAAAGGATTTCATGATCCTAGTGGGCAATATCCGAGATCAGATTATTTCTATGGACCTAATATTAATCAGGCAGCACGTGGTGTAACCCGAAATGATTTGTATACAGGTGGAGGAAATTTAGATCTTGATTTAGATTTAGATAATCCACCACAATCGTTATATCCTTTAAACCAAGTTGACGAATCTCGATCAGGACATGTGATTGAAATAGATGATACTCCATCTGGAGAACGAATCTTAATTAGGCATAGAACTGGTGCAGGCGTTGAGATGAGAACGGATGGAACTATTCTTGTTACAACACGCAATAATCATATCACTATTGTGCAAGGTGATAATAAACTTATTGTTGAAGGAGATGCACAATTAACATACAATGGAAATTTAGATATTGATGTTGCAGGCGATTATAATTTAAATGTTGGAGGAAACTTTAATGTTGATGTTGCTGGTGATATCATTACAGAAGTTGACGGAAACGTAAGAGATAAAATTCATGGTAACTTTGGAAGTAACGTAGACGGGAATCGAAGTAGCACAACAACAGGAACAACTGCGCATACAACTCTTGGCGGATATAATAATATAGTCAAAGGAGACTTTAGAAATGCTGTTGAAGGTGCTACTTCAATAATGTCTTCAGGACAAACTAAAGTAACTTCTGAAACAAGATTATTAGGTTCAGCTCCTGATATGAATCTTGCTGCGCAATCAATGTCAGTGTTTGGTGATACTGGAACGATAGGTGGACAGAACATTGTTATGTACAATTATAATATGTACACAGGCCATTCAATTACCGCAACAGATACTGTTTCAACTAATACTGCTATTGTAACTGAAAGAGTTACATGTAAAGAATTTGTTGGATCACTTACAGGTAATGCTGATAATGCTACTGAATCTGGAAGAGCTGGTAGTGCTCCATTAGGACCGGGTGGTTCAGCTGGTACGAAAGTGGTTGGTACTCCAACAGCAGTTGATCCAAAAGCTACTGCATTGCCAACTTCAGTAAATCTTACAGGTTATTTAAACAAGGGTGCATTTGGTTATCCTACAGTTAAAATTGATCCAGGTAATGGATTGCTTAATTCAGTAAGTGATAATGAAAAGAATGATAACGTTACTAATAAACCACTTAACACAAGAGAGATTAGAAGCAAGTTAAGATCTGATGCTACCTTTGCAAATCCCGTTTTTACAAGTTCACAGATTGGAGCAGGTAAACTAAATTCAAGCTTTAACGAAACAGCACCTAAAACTATTGGAAGAACTGAATCTAAAAAACCTACTAAAATTATTGGTAGCAAATTTATAGGCCAGTTAAATCCAAAAGATGCTTCAAAGAAAATTGTACCTAAGCCAGTTGCAAAAACAATTCTTCCTGATCCTGTGTATAACCCAAATAACAGAACAGAAATTAATTCTAAAACGAAATTATCTAAAGGAGTTACGTTAGCAAAATTCTTAGGTGGTAAAGGCGATAAGATTACATTAGATCATATCCAAGCATTTGCAGATAGACAGATTATTGCGAGACAATTATATCTTCAGGCCGAAGCAATGAATCTAATTTCTAGTGATTCTGGAAAATTTAAAGATCACAGATTAGTAGTTGTAGAAGGCCTATATAGAAAAGGATCAGGTGAAATACTTACACCAGGAAGTATTAATGATCTTCAAACTACAGGACGAGCTGTTGTCTATGAGTTGATTAATTTAAAAGGCGTGCCTGATATTGAAAAAACTTATGATTTAGCATTATACTTTAAAGATAATCTTTATTATGAAAAACTTATATTGGATTATGATACGTTTGATCCAGGCGGTGCGATGAATGCTCAAATAATTGTTGTAATGCCATTGGTTTCAGATACGTATATCGGCAATTATAAGATGGAAATTGAAACAAGATTCAATAACAAAACTCAAAGTAATAAAGAATTCATCGAAATAACTTTATAAATAGACCTAAAGGAATAAAGTTACATGGCTACAAGTAGAGCGCTATCAGCTGAAGATGGATTTTTAGAAGTCCAAACATTAGTTGGCACAAGATCAAAAGCATACCAAGACATTGACTTAACATTTAAGTTAAAGCCTAATGGTGACTTATATAAGAAAACTGATGCTGCGGCTGTGAAACAATCGGTTAAGAATTTGCTATTAACTAATCATTATGAGAAACCATTCCAACCTTATTTTGGTGGTAACTTAAATGATATTCTATTTGAGCTTGCAAATGATACAACAAGTATTACGTTAAGAGATGATGTAGTAAATGCTATTAATAATTATGAAGAAAGAGCAAAAGTTTTGGATGTTAAGATTAGCGATAACATAGACAGAAATGAAGTTAAAGTCAAAGTCATCTTTCAAGTTAAAAATTTAAATGATATAGTCGAAGTAGAAACAACACTATCGAGGTTGAGATAACATGGCAACAAATATTGAGTCAACTCAGCTTGACTTCACAACAATTAAGAATAGCCTTAAAACATATTTAGCAGCTAAAACTGAGTTTGCTGATTATGATTTTGAAGCTTCTGGTATTAGTAACATACTTGATGTATTAGCATACAATACTCATTATAATGCATTGATCGCAAACTTTGCATTGAATGAATCGTATCTCAATACGGCGCAGTTAAGAAGCTCGGTTGTTTCTCATGCAATATCATTAGGTTATGAACCTAGATCTATTAGTGCATCAAGAGCAACAATAAATATTTCACTCAATTTAGCAGGCGTTTCAAATAGATCAAATACGTATACTCTTCCAGCACTTACTTCTTTCACCTCTTCTGTTAATGATGTAACATATACATTTAGATCATTAGAAGCTATTACTGCTACTGATGATGGAGCAGGACTTTATAGATTTTTAAATGCAAATGGCCAAACAAGTATTATTGTTTATGAAGGTACGCTAAAAACTAAAACTTTTTATGTTGGTGAAACCGGAGAAAGACAATTATATATCATTCCAGATAATACAATTGATACGTCAACTGCAACTGTAAAAGTATTTGCTAACTCAAGCACAGACGATTTTACTTCATACACACCTTTAGCTAAAGCAGTTAGAGTTAGTTCAATATCTCAATTTTATCAAATCACAGAAACACCAAATGGTTTTTATGAATTAAATTTTGGTGATGGTGTATCGTTTGGTAAATCACCTTCAACAGGTAATATTATTCAGATTGAATACTTATCAACAGTAGGACTAGAAGCTAACGGCGCAAAAGTATTTACACCTAGTGCACAACTTGTTATTAACTCAGAAAGTTATAGTCTCACAGTTGTTACTTCTGCTCAATCTTCTTCAGGCGCAGTAAAACAATCAATTGAAAGTATTCGTCAGAATGCTCCTATTGCTTTCGCATCTCAACAAAGACTTGTTACAGCAGAAGATTATAAAGCTATTATCCTAAAGAACTATGCAAACGTTACTGACGCTATTGCATGGGGTGGCGAAGATAATGTTCCAACAAATTATGGTAATGTTTATGTAGGATTAAAATTTGCTTCAGGCACAACAGATGATGAGAAGGTGTCTACTAAAGATAGTATCATTTCTAATCTTACAGATAACCTTTCGGTTCTTTCAATTGGAACTATATTCGTAGATCCTATTGATACATTTATTGAATCTATTGTTTCTTGTAATATTTTATTTTCCGACTTTAAAAAGTTTAAATTTAATTCTTTACTTTTAAGTAATGTTAGTTCTTTTTTTAATAATTTATTTTCATCATAAATAAAA